GGGGGGACTGCCAGAACGGAGCCGTCTTCCATCTCGACAATCCCGACGGTGTAGGAAACAGAGGCGCCTTCGGTCTGCTCAAAAAGCTCCTCCCCCCAGCGATGAAACAGGGCGCTCTTGTTACCGTGATAACCGGGGGTTCCGGGCACAGCAGGAATCCAGACTTTGACGGTGACGGATCTCATTGCTGCGCTCCCTTGATCGCGAAGTACACGTCCCGGCAGGCCATCACGTCGGCCATGGCGCTGTGGGCGTTCACCAGATCGTTGCCGGTGAAGTGGGCAAAGGCCTCGCCCAGGTTCGGGGTCTTGCGCTTGAAATTGGTGTTCTTCTGCTGGGCCTCGGAGGGGGGGAGGTTGCAGATCGGTGACGCCAGGACGGCCGTGCACTCGGCATGGCCGCTCTTCCAGATGTCGGCGGATTCCTCGCTTTGGTAGCGCATCAGCGCGATGCGGACGATACGAGCGTCGAACTGCTGGTTGTGAGCCACGCGAGGCCGACCCGCCCACAGCTCCATGAACATCGAGACGGCCAGGCTTTCGGGGATACCGACATCAAGGGCGTGCTGTGTGGTGATGCCATGAATGGCCGCAACGTCATCCGGAATCGTCCAGCCGTCCGGGCGGATGATCACGTCCATGCTCTGGATGGTCTCGCGGGTGTCCATGTCCACAAGCAGGGCAGCCAGCTGCACGATGTGGGGTTGGTGCGCTGATTCGGACGGGGCCTTGAAGTCGGGCAGGCCGGTGGTTTCGGTGTCGTAGAAGAGTTTGAGGTTCATGGTCTTATCTCAGTTTGGTGGGGCGGCCGGATCCGATCCCGGCATGTGGCGGCGGTCAAGCCGTTGCTCCACGGATTTGCAGTCACTCGCGTATCGGCTACGCATTCGCCCCATTGATCGTCAGTCCAGATTCATCTGGCCGCGCGGGCGGCGACCGGCCGGGGCCGCCTGGCGCTGCTCGGACTGGCCGCCGGCTTCGGCGCGCTCGCTGGCTTCGATCTCGGCCAGCTCCTCGGCGGAGGGCGTCCATTCGGCATCCACCGGTGGTGGCTCGTCGCGGCGTGCTTGCTGCTGGTGCACCGGCTCGCGCTCGGCTTGGCGGGTCTGCTGAGGGATGCGCTCGGGCTCGGGCTGGTGCTCGATCTGGCGGGACGGCTCGCGGATCTCGCCGGTTTCCTGATCGACCGAGGCGGAGCGATTGGCTGCATCGGCCAATTCACGCAGGCCGCTGCTCTGAGGGGTCGGCTCATCGCCCAGGCCATAGACACCGTCACCCTGGCGAACCAGCGTCACCATGTCCTCAGTGTCTTCGACGGTCTGCAGGCCCATCCCCAGCTCCGGGGCATAGGCGCGCTGCCAGAAGGCCGCGGCGCGATAGACGAACATCTGGTCCGCCATCGTTTTCCACTTGGATCCGTTCTTGGCGTCCCAGCCTTCGGACTTGACCATCCGCCAATCAACCCAGATGCCGTCCAGGCGCTCGCCGGTTTCCCGCTCCACCGCCCAGGCGCGGCAGCCATAGTCGGCCTCGCCCGGCTTGCCACGCCATTCGTAGCGCAGGGACGAGTAGCGGCCGCAGGCGTTGATCGTTGCAATCAGGAACTTGCTCGACCAGCTCGGCGTGCCATGCACGATGTAGAGGTTCTGCATGACCATCAGCGGGTTGGCGCCGATGCGCTGCGCCATGGATATGGCGATCATGCAGTTGGCCAGGTTGCCCTGGTAGGCCTTCGGCACCAAGTCGGACGAGGCAAAGGCCTTGCTCACGCGCTGGATCAGTTCGAAGGACTGCAGGTCGAAGAAGCCGGCGCGGATTGCGGGAGCCTCCGCGATTTCGCGGGAAGTCATCGGGGCCGGCGCGGTTGCGACGGTGCGCAGTTGGGCTGCAGTGCTCATGGTGTGTTCCTCGGATTACTTGATCAAAAAGGGCCGGGCGCCCTGGGTTGTCTTGGTGTGATGGGCAATCAGGGCAGCGTCGGCGCCGGCCTCAGTGGCTACGGCCTTCCAATCGGTCTTGCTGCCGTCTTTGTTGGTTTTCCATGTGGCGATCGGCTTGCCGTTCGGCCCCAGCAGGGCAGCAGCTTCACCCATATAGAATTTGACTTTGGTGGCCAGTAGCTCGATCTGAGCATCCAGATCCTTGGCGTTGGCCTTCAGAGCCTTGAGATCGCCACAGGCCTCCAGCAACTTGATGTCTGCCTCAATTGAGACGCCGTTGTCCTTGGGGTAGAGCCACTTCACGTCATCAGGGGTAACGGGATCCGGCGGGTCGCCGCGCTGAATGCGGTCCCAGAATTCAATCTCTCGGGCGCGAATTGCGGCAATGGTTTCCTCGTCGCGATCCACCCAGCGGATCATCGGGCGTTCATCGAAGCCGGTGACGGCGGCCACCACGGTGCGGCGGCGCGGCTGGATCATCAGGCCGTGCATCACCTGGGCCAGGTAGTAGATGGGCACCTCGTTGCTGTCGTACTCGCCCCAGGCGCCGGCGGCGAAGTAGCCGGCGGTCTTCATCTCGCCATTCACCGGCTCGCCATCCACGATCAGTTCGGCGTCGATCTCGGCGGCCAGGAAGTTGCACTCCGGATCCAGGTAGCGCCGGTTCGACGCGACCAGTTCGACGTCGTGGCCGCGGTCGGTGAGTTCATCGACAAGCATTTCCAAGACGATGGGCTCCCAGCGGGCTCCGCGCTCCAGGATGCGACGCTTGGCCGGCGTCAGCTCTTCGACGTAGGCGCCGGTCTTCTTCTGGAACAACATGAAGGGCGTGGTCCAGGGCGAAACGCCCAGGATGGCGGCCACGTCCGATCCGCCCAGGTAGGTGGCGCGGTCAAGCTGGCCAACTGCAATCGGTGCATTCATTTCGTTACCTCCCATCCCCAAATTTCGACGCTGCGGCCTTGGCGGGTGGAGAAGAAACCGCCCATCCGGAACCAGCCTGCGGCAAGCAAAACCTTGATCTGCGCTTCGTTGTCGGCTACCACCGTGCATTGAGCGAAGCGATACCCGAGCTCGCGGAGCGTGCCCATCTGCCAGCGATTGAGCACGTGGCCCAGGCCCTTGCCCCGGTACTCGGGGAATACCTCCAGGCCATGGCAGATCGCCACGCCCACCTGGCTGGGCAGGCTGTCGATCTCGTAGCAGCCGAACGGGATACCCTCATTGCGGGGCAGCTCGTCGGTGATGAAGGCGGCGTAGCGGGTCACGCTTTCACCGCTTCAAGCGACTGCATGATTTCCAGGGCGCGGGCACGGGCCTGACGGGCGCGCACCATGTTCCCGGCGGTCATCGCCGTGAAATAGGTGTCCATCCAGTCCTTGGCTTCCTGCACGGCCTCGGCAATGTCGTTGTCGCTGGGCTGATCGTCTTTTGACATCTCCTCGAGCAGCGCCAGGCTGGACAAGGCGGCGGCGGAGAAGGTGGCGGCGTCGCCCGGGCCGGGCAGGTCGCGGGCGTTCATTGCGGCTCTCCGGTAGCCTTTGCGATGGCTGCGCGGGCGGCCGACAACTCAGGCTGAATCACTTTGAGCCCGGCAAGCTCACGGTCCATGACGGCAACGCAATCTTCCAGCGCTTTCAGCAGATCCGGCGCGGCGGCGATCAGGCGGGCGTTTGCGAACTCTTCGTCAGGCGAGATCCCAATCGCCCCACGGGAAACCATCAGCGCAACAGTTGAGTACCAAGAATCTTTGTGCCCTTTGCAATGAATGGACATTCTTGAGACAGGAAGGTCTGACGACCCAATATTCCACGGCCCAGGCGTGTGCTTGGCGTTCATCACAGCCACCCCGCCACGCCAGCAACCACGACAACCAGAATCCCCAGGTTCGCCGCAAGCACAGCGCGGCGCAGCCTGTAAGCCGGGATGCGGTCGATCCAGTTCAGCCTGTTCAGGCTTTCGATCCGCTGCGGCATCTTGTCTGCCGTGCGGCGAGTAAGGCTTACGTGCATGACTTCCTCCTGTTTGTTGAACTCAATCGGCGGGCCTCTGCATCAAAGTCCCTGCGGTTGAATGCCGGTCACGCTTTCCGGCGGCCTACAAAGCCCGGTTGCGCCGGGTGGCCCGCTCCATCGCATCAGCCGGTGATCTGGCCTGGAGTTGCGTTTGCTGATGAACCAGTGGCGCAGTCAGCTCTACGCGAAGGAATCCCCCCGAAGGGGCCGGACTGGCCTGCCGGGTGTATCAGTTGCGAAGAATGATTGCGGGGATGGCTGCCGGGGTGTCTTCGCGGATCACGCCGCGCAGCATTGCGCCGGCTGCCATCCACTCCGGAGCGTCGATTGCGCCGGCTTCGAAGGTGTAAAAGCCGTCTTCGATGCGCAGCTTGGTGCCGAGCTGCGTGCCGGACATCATCAGGAAATCGGCGTCGAGGCTTTCGGCGCCGTTGCTGTAGGTCTTGGGGCTCATCTCCGACTCCGTTGTTTTGTGTTGATGGAGTGCAGCTTAGCGAACTAAGCGAAACGGCGCAAGAAAAATTTAGCGTACTAAGTTTTATTGGCGAAAAAACACGCCGAATCGGGGTGTGGATATTTCATAAATTCACCGGATTTAACAAAGCCGAATTCCGCGTGACCTAATTCTGGCGGGCCTCCCCCATTCCTGGGTTTAGGTCTGCCCAGATCCACACAAGGCGGTCGTATAGCGTTTGCTTGCGGTCTAAAGCTTAGTGCGCTAAGCTTCTGGCCCATGGACACTATCAATCCCAATGCAGTCATTGACGGGCTCGGCGGAACCGCAAGGACCGCAGAGCTTTGCGAGCTAACAACCGGCGCTGTTTCACAGTGGCGGCAGAACGGAATCCCCAAGCCGTGGGTGAAGTTCTTGAGCGAGATGCGCCCCGATCTTTTCGGACGCAGCTGCAAGCCTTCTCGAAACAGCAAGTCAGCCTGACATGACCCCTCTTTCTCCCTCCAGGCGCACCTCCCGCGCCTTTCACCCCCAGGCCTTCGGGCTTGGGGGCTTTTTTGAGGTTTGTCCTGATGCCGGAAATCAGATTCGAGGCCAAAAAGCACAGCGTCGCAGTGCTCGACGGGTGGTGCGCTGACTGCATCGCCAGGAGGAGCGCAGCATGAAAGCCGATTTCGAAGAGATCAAAGTCCCGCTGCACGACGACCTTGATACGAAGCCCGGCATCGACTGGGCAAACACGAAAATCGCCCAGATCGAGCCGCGCAAGGCCCCGCGGATTCCGCGTGACACGGAGCCTTGCCACCTGTGGGAGTTCATCGCGTTTGGTGCCGGCGGGATGGTTGTTCTCGTTGGCCTGCTGTGGCTGGCCGGCTGGAGCTTTTTGAAGCTGCTGGAGGTGCTGTCGTGATCGCCCCCGCCGAATGCCAGGGCTGCGGCCACCTGTGCTCCGGCACGTCAGCCGGCCGCCGGCACGACGCCTGCGCGAACAACAACAACCGATCCAAATTCACCAGCGCGCCGATTTGCCGGGCAATGGGCTGGCACGAGACGCCGGCCGATCTGCGCGCCCGGGCTGTGCGAGATGCGATCCAGCGGCGGGATCTGCTTTTGCGGCAAATCGGTTTTGAGTCTCCGCGCCGGGGCGAGTGCCGGGCGCTGATGTTGGGGGTGATCTGATGATGAGCGCATCGCTGTTTGACGTTGCAACCGGCAAGACTCCGCACCTCTACGCGGGCCGCTGCCCGGATTCCGTAAACGGCCCGGATTCACGCGACCCAGATTGCCCGACATGCCAAGCAATCGCCGCCGCCGAGGCCCAGCAAGAACGCCTCCTGCAGGACATGCACGACGCCGGCCGGGAGATTGATCGGGTGATGGCCGAACCCCAGCCCGACGCCGATGGCTGGATCAATCCCAACGACAAGACCCGGAAACAGTATCTGCCTCACATCGGCGAAAGAGTGCTGTTCTGTCACGCCGGCATAACTTACTACGGAAAGCACACGGGCGGCAGCTTCCAGTCGTTCAACCCGCCGCGCACGTTTGGAACGTGGGATTGTTTGTGGATGTACCCACCCAAGGCCCGGGAGGCCCAGCCATGACCCGCACTGACGTTCTTCGCCTGGCGCTGGAGGCCGGGTTCACCTGGGAGCCCATCAACAACATTGCCGACCCGCTGGAGCGCTTCGCCACCCTCGTTCTGGAGGCCGACGATGGGCCATGGAAGGCGGCCGTGATCGACCAACTCGTCATTGCGCACATCCTCACCGCCGAGCACGAATCCGACCCGCTGAAGGCCCTCCAGGATCTGCTGGCCTATCACACAGAAATCGCTGTAGATCCGCGTGTCAGCGGGGCCGCTGCAACGCTGGTTGAGCAGGCCAAGGCCGAGGAGCGCGAGGCGTGCGCGAAGGTGCTTGACGAGGGGTGGTTCCGCTGTCAGGCGGACGCGGTTGCGGCCATCCGCGCAAGGGGGCAGAAATGATCCGCGTCCATCTCGCCGACCGCGGAACAGCCATGTTCTCCGGCGACTTTCACCAAGCCTATGAAGCAGCCCAGGCCTACATCCGGGCCCACGTCACCTCCAACCCCGAACAGATAGACGAAGACCGTCCACCGGGAGTCAAGAAGACGGACTGGGACAGCTACAACTCCCCGGCGAAGTATCGGATTGCCGAAGTCCTCGGGAAAGCCGATCAGCCATTGCTCACGATGCCGATTGCTGAGCAATCGCGTGTCTGCCGGAGCACTGCCGGGCGGATCTTGCGCATCATGGAACTGATGGGCGAGGCGCGGAACGTGGGCGTGAAAACCAAGGCGAAGTGGGAGCGGGTATGAGCTCCATTCCCATTGGCAAAGAAAAGCCCGCGAGGGACGGCAATCCCCGCGGGCCGGGTGCAACTTTTGAAACGTGTGAGGAAATTATGGAACATCAAACTGGGTACGGCAAGTTCGTATCGCGAAAGCTGGCGATGGTTTCGCGCCAAGGTGTCGCGGGAGACTTGTCGGGATACTCGCTCAAGCCGCACCAGAACGACCTGACGGCATGGGCTCTGCGCCGCGGGTGCGCTGCCATCTTTGCAGACACCGGGCTTGGGAAAAGCCGGATGCAGATTGCTTGGGCTGATGTGGTGCGCAAGCAATCCAGCGCCTCGCGAATCATCATCCTTGCGCCTCTGGCCGTGGCCGGGCAGACCGTCGAAGAGGCCGAGAAGATCGGCGTATCGGTGAATTACTGCCGGGACGATTCCGATGTGCGCGACGGTATCAACATCACCAACTACGACCGCATTCACAAGTTTGATTGCGGCAAGTTCTCGGGTGTGGTGCTGGATGAGTCGAGCATCATCAAGCATCACGCGGCCAAGACGTTGCAAACCCTGCTGGACGCATTCCGCACCACCCCGTTCAAGCTGTGTGCTACGGCGACGCCAGCCCCCAACGACTGGACGGAACTGGGGAACCATGCGGAATTTCTCGGTGTTCGTTCTCGCGCAGAGATGCTTGCCGAGTTCTTCGTGCATGACGGCGGCGACACGCAAACATGGCGCTTGAAAGGGCATGCCAGATCCGCGTTTTGGCGATGGGTTGCATCGTGGGGCGCGATGGTGCGCAGCCCGGCTGATCTTGGGCACGATGCCAGCGAGTACGAATTGCCCCCGTTGCACGTCCATCAGCACACCGTCGAGCTTGAGCATAACGACGCACACGGCCTGTTTGCGATGGAAGCACAAACCCTGAGCGAGCGCCGCGACGCACGCAGGGCCAGCCTGATAGAGCGCGTGCGTGAATGTGCTCGAATCGTCAATGCTGACGTGCAGCCGTGGGTCGTATGGTGCGACCTGAACGCAGAGGGCGACGCGCTGACGGCGGCCATTGATGGCGCTGTGCAGATCAGCGGAGCCGACGACCCCGATGTAAAAGAGCGCCGATTGCACGACTTTGCCGCAGGGCGCATCCGGGTACTGGTCAGTAAGCCTTCGATCTGCGGGTTCGGCTTGAATTGGCAACACGCATCCCGCATGGCTTTCGTGGGCGTAACGGACTCGTTTGAATCCTATTACCAAGCCGTCAGAAGAGAGTGGCGTTTCGGCCAAACAAAACCCGTCCATGTGCATGTTTTTGCGTCGAACCTTGAGGGCGCTGTTGTCGCCAACCTGAAACGCAAGGAGCGCGACGCCCTCGCGATGGCCGAGGCCATGGCGGCGGAAACCATTCAAGCGGTGCGGTCCGAAATCTTCGGCTTTTCCAAAGACACCAACATCTATCAGCCCGCACGCGCCATTGCCGTGCCGGCGTTTCTTTCTCGGGAGGCAGCATGAACTGCATCGAACAAACCATCGGCGAAAACTTTGCGCTTTACCACGGAGATTGCGTTGAGGTTCTCAAGGGCATTCCATCGCACTCGGTCGATTACTCGATCTTCTCTCCCCCTTTTGCGAGCCTCTACACCTACTCCAACAGCCCGCGCGACATGGGCAACTGCCGGAGCAATGAAGAGTTTTTCGAGCACTTCGGATTCCTGGTGGATGAACTGGCCCGCGTGATGAAGCCCGGCCACAACGTGAGCTTTCATTGCATGTTGTTTCCGGCCAGCAAGGAGCGCGACGGGTTCATCGGATTGAAGGATTTTCGGGGCGACCTGATCCGGGCGTTCAAGGAAAAGGGATTCATCCATCACGCCGAGGTCGTTATCTGGAAAGACCCGGTAACGCAGATGCAGCGCACCAAGGCACTCGGCCTGCTGCACAAGACCGTTCGGGAAAACGCGTGCATGAGCCGGCAGGGCTTGCCTGACTACCTCATTACGATGCGCGCGCCCGGCGAGATGGTGGATCGCGTCAAGCACACCCACGAAAACTATCCCGTGAGCGAGTGGCAGAAAGTCGCTAGTCCGGTGTGGATGGACATCAACCCGTCCGACACCCTGCAATACCAGTCCGCCCGCGACAACGACGACGAAAGGCACATATGCCCATTGCAG